ATTTCTTCTATTTCTTGTATTCTTTTATTTGTAGACTTATACAGTTCATAGTTTTTTAATGACCATATAATAGTAGCGTGGTTTATACTTGAAGCACTATCTTCAAAGTATCTTGACATTTCAGTCAATCCCATATCTAATTTGTTTTTTAATATGTAGAAGAATAACGATCTCATTTCTACTATTTCCCTTTTTCTTGATCTTTCAAATATATTAATACCTGATAGCTCTATTACTTTTTCTGCTATCTCGTTTTGAACAAACCATTTGTTTTCTTTAATCATTTCTTAATTTTAATAGGTTATAACATTCTGCGTATTTCTGTCTTGCCTTACCTTTGTATTCTTGTTTAAATAATTCGTATAGTCTTTTAGTGTATTGATATTTACTTTTGCAATCTTGAAAATATTTTTCTGCAAACTTTTTACCTTTACCTCTAAAGTAGTTTACGTTATCTGCTGTATCTCCTACTATCATTTGTTCATAGAAGTTGTATAATGCTTCTTCTTCACTTATGTCTAATACTACTCTATGTTTATAGTGATAGTTATACATTAAGCAAGGGAATTGTTTATAGTCTTTGTCTATGCTTACAATCATAACATTATCCCTTCCAAATTCATTTGATAGTGTTTGCCAGTATTTAGCTACAAGATCATCAGTTTCTAATCCATATACAAATTTACTATCGTATGTATCTTTAACGTATTGGTGCATATCGTGCAGGAGTGGAGGCAACTCTTGTTTTTTTCTGTTTGCTTTATATACTGGTGTTAGTATTTTTCTAAAGTTTCCTTTGCTTCCATTAAATGTAATTACTTTGTCTATTTCGTATTGTTCTTCAAGATCATTTACAATCTTCATAAACTGTTCATCAAACTTTACAATAGAATCTTCTATGTCTCTATAGTAAGGGTCTTGATTTTCTTCATCTCTTGTTCTGTAACAACTTGCGAAAATTAAGCTGTCTGCGTCTATTAACAATATCATTTAATAAAAATAGTTAATTAAACGATATAAACAAAATATTTAATAAGATTAGTTAAGATTAATTCTTGTGGCTTGACTCTCTTTGAGTAAATAAACAGGTTTAAGTAATCTTTTTTTAGTCCATAGTGTAGTATCTGGACAGTACATATCTACTGGTTCTGGAAGTTCTAATGCATTTAACCAGTATAGATAATTACCTTTAGGGTCATTAACAAAATATAGCTTGACTACTTTTTTATCCATTTTCATTAATGCATCATATTTATATTTTTCTAACATTTTTTCTTCATAGTATTTGTTTCTAAATTTCATTTCTATAACACAAGGATTTCCATTTTTCGTGAATCCACAAGCGTCATAATGCTTAAAACCATCTCCAGTCCATTCTAAATCCCAGCCATCCATATTTAAAAAAGCAACTAATACTTTTTCAAACTTTTTTATTGTTTCAATTCCCATTGTTCCAAACAATATTTAATTCACTAATCCATTTATTAATTAGTTTGGGATTACAGGTACAAGGTTCGAAGTATTTATGATCGTAATAGGTTGCGTGGAACTGACATACCATTTTAAATTCTTCACGACTAATGGTTGATTTTTTTGAAAGCCTAAATTTTTCCCAGTCTTTGAAATCATATTTATTAAATTTTACCATCTTTTTATTTTTATCTTATTTAAAGAATCACGTCTTTCATCACATCCACAATCTTCTTTACCTAATTTCTTTGCAATGTATTTAGCTATGCGTTTGCCTTGACCTAAAGTTATTATGCTTATTATTTTTTCTAATAAATCTCCTAATTTCATAATAATTCTTGTATGTCAGTTAATAAATCGTTTCTTATTTCATAAGTATCAGTTTTCATTTTAAAAGACGTATCGTTACTTCTTTTTCTTATTGTACCTTTCTTATAAAATATTGCGTTCTTAAATAAATCTGTTTTTGTAATCCATCCACATATATTAAGGTTATTTGTTTTTTTATTTAAGCTGTTAAATATATATATATCACAATCATAAGTTTCTTGAAAGGCTATAAAATTATGTACAAAATAATCTTTAACATCTACTGTCCTTCCCATAGTTTTTACATCAATTTTGTTTGTGCGATATATGAAATCATAGCCACCATCAAAACCATTTTCAAACGTATGCTTTTTCTTAAATATTTTTTTAGTTAATACTTCTCCAATCAAACCTACAAACTGTTCTTCTTTATTTCCATTAGCAGAATGTCTGTTACCCATATTATTATTTTTCAAATAATTCCAACATTTTAATTTAAGTTGTTTAGGAATTTCTATTGTCATAATAATTTTTTTAGTTTCTCTTTTACTTTCTTATAAGTATTATAAAGTGAGTAGTAAGGTATGCCAGACTTTCTTGAAAGCTGTGCAATACTTTCGCCACCTTCTATGATCTCAAATATCTTTTTATCATACCAATACATATTGTTTAGTTCGTTTTGTATTGTAGCATAGACTTCTTCATAATTAGCTGCATCAAAGTCTGCTAAAAAATCCCTCATATTGTCTATAGATAACGTATTGACTTTAGCTTCTTTGCGTTTTAAATCAAGAAACAAAGATTTTAATGTCTTAAAAATATAGTAATAATTATAGTCATCTCCAAAATCAATATCTAATCCTTTGTTTATTCTTTTTTGAATTTTGATATACATTTCTTGTGTAATATCTTCTGCTGTTTCTTTGTTACAGCCAAAGGAGCAAACAATGTCAATCCATACTTGATGCTTTTTATATATATCCGATAAGTAGTTTTTCATAATTTAGTTTTCCAAAGGGTCATATAAATCCCCAATGATTTCAGGTAGTTCCATTTCATTTACCTTAAAACTAAATGTCTCAAACGCATAACCTCTGCTTCTTTTGCATTTAACTGTTATCCATTCTTTATTAACTGTGTTTGCTTCTAATTGTATTTGTAGTTCTGCTTTTTTTTCTAAAAAACTTCCAAGATGACCTGTAGGTTTATCACTTCCAAAGTTAGAATGTATTACGCACATAATATGTATGTTATATTTAGATGACCATTCCATAAGTCTTTGAACACAAGCATTAGATTCTTCAATGTTATTAACGTCTGCACATAAGTCTGCAATACCATCTACAATAAGTAAACCAGCATTTTTAGCTTTATGTTCTAAACAATAATCTATAAATTCTATTCTGTCTTTATAACCAATAGTTCTTAAACCATAAGTCAAGTAGTTGTCTGATGTTCCCGCCATTTCAGCAATTCTTTTAAATACTCTTTGACAATGCCACCGACCTTGTTCTGTATCTATGTGTATTAACTCTTTGCCTTGTCTATGTCCTTTTAAATTACCTCCGAAATGATTTTGGTCTGATAAGTAAACTGATGCAAGTAATGATATAAAGAATGTCTTTTTAGTCTTTGGAGGAGCTTGTATAAAACTAAAGTTCCCATAAGTTCCTAAAGGTATTGGTAAAAGCATATCTTTATTTCTTCCTTTTATTAATGTTTCTCCAAAAGACAATGCTACTGGAGGATATTCTAATTTTTCATTTACATCTATTGTACAATCTTCTTCTATTGATTGCATTGCAAGATATTGTACTGTTTGTTGTTCGTCTAATCTTAATTGCATTTATATAAATATATAAAAAAAAGGGGTCGTTTAAAACCCCTTCAAAAAAATAAATTTTATTTTGTTTTCTTAAAATGGTAGATCATTAGATACTGGAGCTGTAGTATTCTCTTGTTCTCTTTCAGCTAACTTAATAATGTCGTTAGTCCATACTACTTTACCGTTACCAAGATAGTTTCTTTGTACTTTGGCATCTCTTTCTTCTTTTGTTTGAGAATCCATTAAAGCCACGTTGTTACCGTATCTTGTATCGTCATTTACTGAAATGGTTAAGTTATAATAAACTGCACCATCTTTACCTTTGATAAATTTTTCTTTAGGTAATTTATCTACCCTAATACTCGCATTGATAATTGCACTCATAATTTATTGATTTTAATTAAGTTAATATTCTCTTTTGTAATCCATTTGCCTTCAAGGTCAATAACTCTGTAGTTATGTTCTACTAATAACTCTATAGCTTTATTTATTTCTTTTGCTTGTTCTCTAAAGTGATTAAATATTTGATTTTCAAATGGATGATGATCTTTTTCTGTATAAATTTTCTTAACTTTTTTTCTAAATTTTTCAGTATTAAGCATTGTTTTTAATTTTATTTATTAATTCTTCTTTTGTAGTTTTCTTTATTTCTGGTTTTTTAAAAGAATCTGATTCATCTTCTCCCTTAATTCCTAACGCATAAAAACCTGTTAACTTTAAAACAATTCTTGATAAAGCTCTTTTTTCTGCAATTTCTGTCACATACCAACTATTTGTGTTTCCATCTTTATAATTTGTACCTTTTAAGGCAGAACCAAATGTTTCCATAGATTTACCATTAAATTCTCCAAAGGCTTGTATTACTGCAAAATTAGGTTCTGATTTTATACTTTCATATTTAACTTCAATTTTTTCTTTTGCTTCAATTTTTTCAATACCTTCTCTTGTAATAATTGTAAAACTTTTATTCCCTATTTCTTTTGTAAAAAAATGATCTTTTTCTAATTGGTATTTGTGATAA